TAACAGCGATGGGCGATAGCGGACACAAGTTCGTAAAAGGCTTGGAAGCATCTTCAGTTACTCTTGACTTCCTAAACGACACAGCATCAGCATCAGTCCTAGCGACTTTGCAAGCTGCTTGGGGTACTTCAGTAACAATCGTATTATTGCAGACCAAAGGAACAGCAGTCTCAGCGACTAACCCTCTTTACACTATGACTTGCTTGATCAACGGCACAACCGATATTAACGGCGCAGTTGGCGATCTAGGCACACAGTCACTCACATTTAATGTAAATGGCACAGTTGCAGTAGCAACAACCGGCACATTCTAATCACTAACTAAGGGGCAAAGCATGGCAAAACTAAAGGTAACAAGGGCAGACGGAAGCATTACCGAGTACCAGATCACTCCAGCGATCGAGTACGCCTTCGAGGCCTATGCCAAGAAGGGCTTTCACAAAGCCTTTAGAGATGATGAAAAGCAGACCGATGTATATTGGCTCTGCTGGGAAGCAATCCGTCGGTCGGGTGAAACCGTTAAGCCGTTTGGTGAGTCGTTCCTTGAGACATTGACGCGAGTCGAGGTCCTAGACGATGACCCTTTGGCATAGCGCGGGAGTCCTTCACCTATCTCGTTGCTCGATTGAGCATAGAGACTGGACTTTCGCCACAAACTTTAATTGAACTAGATCACACAATGTTCAGGACTTTAATCCAAGCCCTGAAGGACAGAGCGAAGGAGCAAGAAGATGCCTACAAGCGTCAAAGGCGCAAATAATCTTCGCAAAGCGCTCAAGAACTTTACGCCTGATCTAGCGAAAGAAACTACTAAAGAGATCGGCAGCTTCTTGAAACCTGTCGTAAAGAAGGCTCGCGGTTATGTTCCTGCCAATTCTCAAGTGCCATCTGGCTGGTTAGTTGGCAATCAAAAGGGCAAGTGGGAACGCGTAGCCTTTGACTCAACACTTGCAAAGCGCGGCATTGGATATAAGACAACTCCAAGCAAGGCTAATCGTTCTGGTTTTAGAGCCTTAGTATCGATTCTGAATAAGACTGCCGCTGGAGCGATCTACGAAACCGCCGGGCGAAAGACCGCTGGCGGTAACTTCTCACCTCGATTACATGGCCAATTAACTGGCCCATCTCAGAAGATGCAAGGCCGCGCCATGTTTCGCGCTTATGCAGAAGATCAGGGCAGGGCTAAAGGTCATGTTCTTAAGGCAATTTTTGCTTCTGCCGATAAGTTTAATAAGACTGCGAAGGTTAAATAATGGCTGATCTAAGAATTGATATTGCCTCAGAGTTCACAGGCAAGAAGGCTTTTAATCAGGCTGGCTCTGCTACTGCAAGTCTTGAGCGCGGAGTTAAGAAGTTGGGCACATCTTTAGCCGTAGCCTTTTCTACTCGCCAGTTATACAGTTTCGCTAAGGCTTTTGCAGCTGACGATAAAGCCGCTAAAGTCCTTAGTCGTTCCCTAAATAACCTTGGACTATCTTTCGCTGATCCTCAAGTTAAAGCATTTATTGCTAATCTTGAGACAACCTATGGCGTCCTCGATGATAAATTGCGCCCAGCATTCCAGCGCCTGTTGACTACTACTGGATCTGTTACCCAGTCTCAAGATTTACTTATTACTGCGTTGGATCTTTCAGCAGCTAGCGGCCAAGATGTTGTAAGCGTTGCAGGAGACTTGAGCAAGGCTTATGTAGGACAGACTCGCGCCTTGGCCAAATACGGCTTAGGACTATCTCAGGCTCAACTTAAAGCCATGTCCTTTGAGGAAATCCAAGCCAGAGTAAATAAACTATTTGGCGGTCAGGCTAAAGTGGCGGCAGACTCTTATGCCGGTTCATTAGATAAGATTTCAGTTGCAGCTCAACAAGCTAAAGAAATTATTGGTCAAGGTTTAGTTCAAGCCCTTGGAGATGCAAGCGGTACAGGCGGATTAGCAGCTTCTCTGGCTGGAATTATTAAACTAGCAACAATAGTCAGCGATCTATTCATTGGCATTGGTCGAACCTTTGCTGCTATCTCTGGCGCTGGTTTTGCCACTACTGGCGTATCGCCTTTACAAGCAATCAAGAACTTTAAAAAAATTACTGCTGAGTTTAGACGGCAAGATGAGGAAGCCGCTCGTAAGCAGTCTATGGCCAGTCTCAACTATGGCGGTTTGACTGGCTTCCAAAAGCAATATGCAACTGCTCAAGCAAAAAAGATCCAAGCGGCACTTCTTAAAACTCAGAAAGAACAATTAAAGACAACAAAAGAACAGACAGCAATTCAGAAGGCTGGCACTCTTTTTGATATTCAGCAAATCGGTATTATTGCAGCCCTTAAGGGCAAGATTACCGATGAAGAACGCAAGCGCCTAGAACTGCAATTAGCAATCCTTACTGGCAACACTTCAGAGGCTTCTAAACTAGCTGGAGAACTTGCCAAGTCTCAAGGACTATCTCAGCAATTAGCCGCTTATCTTGCTGACTTGCCAGATGCTAAAAACCCTTTTACGGCATGGAAGAATTACCTAGATATGATTGAGGCTCAAGCTGCTCGAATTGCTGGAATGCAAGCGGCAGTACCAACTACAAATGTGCCAGCCAATATGGGTAATCCTCAAGGCATCTACCCATTAGAAACTGGATCTCAAGGCAACTTTACCTATGGCCAGAACAACGCTCCGACTTATGTTGAAGTCACCATCGATGGCACTAAGGTAGCCGATGCGGTAACTAAGGTTCAGACTAATGGCTATCTATCCGGCAAAATCATTGCCCTTGAGCGCATTCAGAGTCAGTTCGGCTAATGGCACTTCCAGCGCAGATAAGCGTCTCGTTCGACTTTACTAGCGGTGCAACCTTTGGTTATCCCTTTACTATCGGCGATACTAAATACGGCGTTCTAGGAACTGGCACACTAGCTGCAACTACTACTCCAGAACCAACAGTTGATCTAACTCCAGATGTTTATTCAATTAGCATCAAGCGCGGTCGCAATATCATGCGCGATACTTATGAGGCTGGATCTGCCACAGTTCGAGTCCTTGATCCTAATTCTTATTTCAACCCACAAAACACAGCCAGCCCTTACTACGGCTTCCTGACTCCACTTCGCAAGTTGCGTATCTCTGCTACTTACAACGGCGTAGGTTACTTCCTATTCTCTGGCTATACGATCGAATATAAATATACCTATCCGCAAAACCAAGAGACTGGTTATGTAGATATTATCTGCACAGATGCCTTTAGACTTATGCAGCAAGCAGCAATTACTACTGTAGCAAGTGCGACGGCTGGACAAGATACTGGCACACGAATTGGCAAGATCCTCGATCAAGTCTCATGGCCAACATCTATGCGAGCAATCGACACAGGCGACACTACTTGCGTTGCAGACTCAGGCACTTCTCGCACTTCCCTCGATGCTCTGAAAAACGCTGAGTTTTCCGAGCAAGGCGCGTTCTATATTAACAGCGCTGGAACAGCAGTCTTTAAGTCTCGCACTAATGTGATTAAGGCTTATGGCAATACTCCGATTGAGTTCAACCAGACTGGTGGCATTCCTTATACCAACCTGGTCTTTGCTTTCGATGATAAGTTGATCATCAATTCCGCCGGGCTAACACGCGTTGGCGGCACTCAACAATTATCTGAGAACGCAACTTCAATCGCCAAGTATTTCTCGCATCAACTTAACGAGACTAACTTGATTGCCCAAACAGATGCAGATGTCCTCAACATTGCCAAGATATATGTGGCAACTAGAGCTGAGACAACTATCCGCATCGATGCCATGACTGTGGATCTGCTCAATCCTTCAGTTCCAACAGCCACAATGCTTGGACTTGATTACTTCTCAAATCTAAAGATAACTAATATCCAACCAGATGGATCAACTATCGTTAAGACTTTACAGGCTCAGGGACTTGACTGGAATATAACGCCCAATTCCATGAAGGTAACTGTTACGACTCTAGAACCTATCGTCGATGGCTTCATCATAGGGTCGGCTGTATCAGGTATAATCGGACAATCAATCATGGCGTACTAGGAGAAAATAGATGGCAACAGGATTTCCAGCAGCGACAGGCGATGTGCTATCGGCAGCCGCTTTTAACGGCCTAGTGGCGTTTACGATTAACGCAACGCAAACTGCGGATTACACGGCAGTGCTCAATGATCAATATCAAGTTCTACAACCAATGAATAAAGCAACTGCAATAGCCTTTAAGATACCTACTAATGCAAGCGTAGCCTTTGCCGTAGGCACAGTTATTACAGTTCTCAATATTGGCGCTGGTACTTGCACCATATCTGCTACAACTTCAGGCACAACAACTGTTTTATCTGCTGGTGCAGTTGCTGCCAGCCCTACCCTTGCTCAATATAAATCAGCAGCTTGCATCAAAGTTGCAACTGATACTTGGTATGTCGTAGGTGCGATAGCCTAATGATCGCTAATGTGATTAGTGCAATAACAGGTAATCCTCTTACTGCTGCAACTGTAACTGGTGGCACGCTTTATACTTCAGGCGGATATAATTACCGAGTTTTTACAGCAAACGGCAATTTAGTTGTAAGCGGTAGCGCAGTAACTTGCGACATAGTTGTAATTGCTGGCGGTGGCGGTGGCGGTGGCGGTCTGGGCGGTGGCGGCGGTGCGGGCGGAGTTTACGCTTTTGCATCGCAATCTATTAGCCCGTCAACTCAAGCAGTCGTAATTGGCGGTGGCGGTGCTGGTGGTAGCGGTAGTTATCCAAGCGCCACAACAGGCACTTCGGGTAGTAATTCTTCTTTTGGTTCGCTTACCCCAACATCTGTAGGCGGTGGCGGTGGCGGTAATAGTAGTTACAACGCACTTACAGGTGGGTCAGGCGGTGGTGCTGGACTTGGTTTTATGAAAGGCAGTGGCACTAGCGGTCAAGGCAATGTAGGTGGACAAGCAAGCGGGTCTGCAAATTATGGCGGTGGAGGCGGTGGAAGTGCCGGTGCTGCTGGAAGTGACGGCACAACTTCAGCAGGCGGCGCAGGCGGCGTAGGAATAAACACTTATACAAATGCAACTTGGTTAGGAACTGCGCTTTCGGTAACTGGAGCAGGCGTTAGCGGCTATATCTCGGGCGGCGGTGGAGGCGGTATTTATTCAAGTGGTTCTGGCGGTGCAGGTGGGTCAGGCGGCGGTGGAGCAGGTTCTCTTACTACTGGAACAGCGGGAACAATTAACACAGGCTCGGGCGGTGGTGCTGGTGGTAACAACACAGGCACGGCAGGAAACGGCAGTACTGGAATTGTTATTGTGAGGTATCCAGTATGAGTCATTGGGCAGAATTAGATGCAACTAATAAAGTTATAAGAGTAACGGCTGGAGATAATAACGACCCTAATGGCGATGAAGGCTATCAATGGTTATTAGATAATCTTGGTGGCACTTGGGTTAAGACTTCTTACAATGCAAGCATTCGATACAACTTTGCTGGCGTTGGCTATACTTATGATCCCGTTGATGATGCTTTTATTGCGCCGATGCCTAAATGCAACCATGAAGAACTATTACTGAATGAATTAAAACGATGGGAATGCAGCAATGTCGAGCATCAAGTCAACACTCTGTAAAGCCGGACAACAATTAAGAGAGCAGTTTGATGATTGCTTCCCGGATCGAGATCGTACTTCCGATGGGTGGATCGCCGATGCCCGTCACGTTGCAGCAGGTGCTAGCGACCACATTGCTGATCCAAAAACTGGAATTGTTCACGCAATCGACGTGGATCGAGATGTCTCTGGTAAGCCAAAGCCCGACCTCATGCCCGATATTGCTGATCAGCTTCGAACCTTGGCAAAGACGGATAAACGAATTAAATACATTATATTCGCAGGTAAAATTGCCAGCCCTAAATCATTATGGCGTTGGAGACCTTATACGGGCATCAATAAGCACCAGCATCATTGCCACATATCTTTTACTATCAAAGGCGATGAAGATGGTTCGTTCTTTA